CGCACAGTGGCTGTATGAAAGGAAAGCCAAGTTCAAGAACGGAAGTTCTGGGCTGGTGTTTGCTTCTGTGATTGTCAGAGAGGACGGAACTCACTACTCCAACGCTCTCAAAGACACTTTCACTCGAGCAGCACCTGCTCCGACGAACGTCGAAGCTGTGGCTCCCACGAACGACAAATGTAGTGACGCGGCTGCGGTCGTGACACGAATTTCTGACGTGCACAATTCTATTGTGCCGCCAGCGAAATACATTGCGTACGCTGAGGAGTTCACAACGATGTTCACAACTTCTATTCTTATGGCTCCGAATGTGGTGATGCCATTTGGGGAAGAAGAGGTGCTTGATCATCTCGAAAGAGCGAAGACGAGGGAAAAATGTCAGAGTGTTCTACACGACACGTTCGCGGACACCACTCCATGGGAAGTGGAAGTCGAGGCTTTCTTTAAGAAGGAGCTTGGACAAGTCGCGTACGACGAAAGGAACATTTCTCCAACAAACCCCGTCCATCTCTTCCGTCTGTCGAAATATACGTATTCTCTGAAACGATACTTCAAACGAACAAACTGGTATGTCCCGGGCACGACTCCGAAAGTCATTGCTGAACGGGTCACGGAGTTTTTCAACACGGACGAACCGTGTTGGGAAACCGATTTTTCCAGGTTCGACGGTCACACAAGTGTGTGGCTACGCCGAGAAGTAGAGAAAAGAGTGTATGTTGCGAGTTTCGCAGAACCGGAGGAGGTTGAAAGGCTCATCGAGAACGAGATCTCACGAGTTTGGGCAAGATCGAAAGCTGGCACTTACCACACTGGTGGTTCGCGCCTCTCGGGTTCCCCACTGACGACGGACGGCAATACTTTGATCAACGCGTATGTACAGTATTGCGCATATCGAAGAGCCGGGTTGCCAGTGGAGGATGCCTTTGAGAAAATCGGTCTGTGTTATGGAGACGACGGCTTAATGAAAGGTGCTGAGATGGACATACACATGAAGATGACATGTGTGGAGTTGGGTCTGAAGATCAAGCTGGTGGCTACCGGCAACTCTGAACGTCCGTACGCCGGGTTTTTGGGAAGGATTTACCCGAAACCCGGACAAAGCACTACGTCTTTCCAGGACCCGATTCGCGTGTGGCCGAAGATCCATCTGACAAGAAAACT